TCCCAATCTTCTGGTGTCGAAAATCGTAATCGACCCAAGATAGCGGCATATCCAATGAGATCGAGATACGAATCTTCGCGCTCTGGACTTTCCACCATTCTTGAGAGTTTGGTCGCGATAGCAATAAGCGCCAAGTCAGATGGGTCTCGGAGCTGAATACCGAGTGCTTTACTGATTTTAAAAATGCGTAGTAAATTGTGCCTCGGGTCGCCATACTCGATGCCCCTGTCGAATAGTGTGTTTCCAGCACTTTCGAGCCATTCATTTAATGATTTCTGTGTATCGGACACTTGCTCTCCCTCTCTTATATCCTTCATTAAAGGCTTTAGCTTTGGCTGAACTCCAAAGAGCCCATAAATAAAGGCCGAAAAATGGAACGCCGATGGTTATTGCAAAGACTTGCGTATCAGATAAATTAGGAAACATCTGCACTCACCCCATATTTATCAAGCCAATATGCAGAGATTTCAGCTTTGGATAAACGGCCTCTTAACTGCTGTTTGCCCATCCGCTCTTTAGCAAATCTTCTAATTATTGATCCCTTAACCCAATTTGTCTCATCAGTCCAAGCCCCTGCTTGAGAATCAAATCGAATAAGAGTTACTTTATTTACCATTTTGCTCCCGTTCTGTAATCCCTAAATGGATTAACGGGTTAAATGTATTTGCTTAAATCTATTTAGACAAGCAATAGCTCGGCGAGTCGGATATCAAAGAAGCCGCATAGCCTCTCGGAATGGGCTTTGTTGCTAAAATCGGTTGTAATCGGAAGGCTCTTTAAAACCCACTCAGGCTCTATTAGAGCCCCTAAGTCAAACTGGTAGATGCCCTTAGGTGTCGCATTGATATACAGGGTCTTAGCGCCCGTTCTAGCCCTTATATCGGCCAGATAATCCCACTTCTTCTTCTCAATAAGTAAGCGGTCGTAATGCGTTCTACGACATTTAAGCTCGATATAGCTATCGCTAGTAATGCCATCTGCTCGGTCGGTCGCTGATAAGGGCGTCAAGTCTGGGTAAAGCGACTTGAGAGCCTCGAATAACTCAACCTCTCTAAAGTAGATTAGTTATCTTCCTCGCCATCTTCCCAACCAATTTTCTTTATTGGGTCATCGGCTGGCACTATCCAATCAGGATAAGAGCTACGATCCATAGCGAAAGCCAGCGAAGTGCCTTCATCCATACCAGCTCTGCGACAAGCTTTATAAACTTCATTGGCAGCAATAGCCCAGAAATCAAGCTTTGTTAATGGGGTTTCTTTAGTAGTCCTGCGTCTCTTAAGACGCTTGACTGGCTTCTTATTTACGCGCTTTCGCGTTGCCATTTCTGACCCCTTTCGCTAGGGCCAATTCTAGCTGAGACTCCATTTTATCAAGGCGCGACACAATAGGAATATTCTCTAATTTGATTATGTAGCGAAGGCCAGCAATTAGAAGGGCAATTGATCCTAAGACTGATGCAACTAAAGTAGCCAATTCAGCCGCAACCATTACCGGACTTTGCCGTAACGCTCATAATTTGGATTGAGCCAGTTAATGATGCTAGGCAAGACTGACACTAGAGCGGCATTTGCAATTGCATTGACATCTAGGCCGACTGCTAGATAAGTCGCTAGGGCTGTCGCTAGGAATGTCTTTGCCCAGCTTTCGGCCATCTTCTTTAGGTCGCTCATTAGATTCTCCTTCAAGGTTAAACCATTTGCCATCTGTGTCTCCCAAGCTAGTAAATGATATATGGAAGTGACTACGATGAGGATTAGCGCCTGAGTATTTACGCCGCTTCCAGCCCAGTATTGGGCTCATAATCTTGCCATCGTAGATAATATATTTAATTCGCTTATCGCCCTTTTTTGCGCATTTACGAATCTTCTCAACTAATGCGTAAGCCTCTTCTTTATGAGCTGATAAATCAGAATCAATATCTAAAGCTCTGACGATTCCTCTTGCGTCTGGTATATGGTCAGAACTGCCCTTTGCAAGATGCCGAGCATCAGCCACCCAGCCATCAGACTTCCTATCGCGATCAGGATAATCGTCATCGATTTGCTCCCGAAGTTGAATTCCTGCTGCGCATAATTTAGGCATATTATTTATTTAGCACAATCCCTCAAGATTATGCTATGAGGGTATTGAATTCCTCTTGGGTTAAACCTAGCCGATCTAGCAGGGCTGCCTTTTGGGTGGCCTTTGCTTCGGCTTCGGCTATCTCATCAGCTTTAACCTGCTCAATGGCATCATTTATCTCTGCCTGAGTAGGTGCATCGCCGTCTAAAATATCCCACTTAATAGTTGAGTAATCGTCACCACTAAATGAAAACTCTGCATTAGGTTTTAATTTTTTTATTGCTTTGACTAAATAACTCATTAAGCGCCTACCTCTATTAGAGTAATTGCTGATTTTGCATTTTCATATTGACAGGTAATTTCACCTGTATTAGCTGTAATCGCGACCTTAGTTTGCACTTTATATGCAGTAGATGAAGTAGTTGCTGGAGAATCTAAGTATTGTAATGGAATATGATTTACAAATAAGAAAGTAGTTAAACCGCTTCCACCACCGCCCATACCTGTATAACCGCTAGTGCCTGGTGAGGTATCTGTACTAAATACTACTGTTGCACCTCTTAAGATTCTAAAAGCCGCTATTTGTTCATTACTAAGGCGACTTACCCTGCCATTTTGCGTTGCTAAAATATACACTTTGCTAGTTGCAGAAGTTGGCGTAATAGATAGAGTCAATCCTGTGTCGGTAAATGTTCCAGATGCAACTGTTGTTGGTGTGTCATAAGTACCATAAACAACCTGCAACACCTTGCCACCAGCAGCAGGTGCAGCCCACTTAAGTCCTGTCGTTTCCGCAGAATCCGCTGTCAAAACTGTTCCGTTAGCACCGACAGCCAATCTTGCTGGAGTATCTGCTGCTGTAGCAGAAATTAAATCACCTTTAGCATCAACTATTGCATTTTGAATAGCGTTAGAATCATCTTGGGCCACCCACTTAAAATCTAAATCGGTGTTTGAATTCTTAGCAAGCACTTGATCAGTAGTGCCACCCTTTAAATCAAGGAATGAAGTATCCACACCATTACCAAGGTTGCGGATGGCAGCTGCACCATCTTTGACAAGGTCTGTGTCTGCTGGCGTTGGCCAGTTAAAATTCGAAGTATTCGGCATTGTGTCTCCTATGCAACTATTGTAGCGTTTAGCCAGTCCAAAGTTGGGCTGATTGTATTCCAAGTCTCAGTCGCTGGGACTGAGTTCCATCTGAACGCCTGAAGGCTGAAAGCGATAGGCGAGACATTTAGGGTTAAATTGAGCTGGTTAAGACTGGCTGTCCAAGTCCATCCTTCGACAAATCCTTGAAATTCTCCATTTACCATATTGGCTGGCAAGTTAATGATATTAAGGGGTTGGCCCATAAATACGCCAAGAAGGTTATCTCGGTCTGAATTGTCGATTTCACCGCTGGCTATAGGAAAGGTTATCTGCCGTAAGGCGAATTGAGGATATGCGCGGATAAGTAAATAGAACGCTGCTTGAGCATTGGCATCGCCTTGGTTGCGAAGTGTGGTCGATATGGTAGAGGCGAGAAGGCCATATTCAGATATTGATGCCAAATCTTCATCTGTTACTTCTGCCCCTGAAGTTCCATATCCAATAGTTATAGAATTTCTAACATCGCCAGCTCTTTTTAAAATTGATAGAGCAGGGCCGATGGCGTGATTGCCATCCAAATCGACATAGCCGTTAGTTGCTAAGTATTGCGATCTATGAGTTGAATCTGCGTAACCGATGCGACCTTGAGAATCCTCATATAAATAACCAAGTCCGCTAGTAGCAAAGCGAGAAGCTAGGTTATAAACTGTATTGTCTAAACCATTTTCAGAATGAAGCTCATAATCACCTGGGGTATCAATCTCACCCAATCCACTATTTTCTGCATCTTGCCATTGAGTTGTTGCGTCATAAGTTGCCCAAGTTAAAGCTGCTGGGACTTCATTCCATTGATTAAATAAAACTGTTTCCAGTAATTCTAAAATTCTATCGCCATCAAATTGATGAGCAAAGTTGCCAACATAGACCGCTCGGTTGAGTCTCGCTAAAGCTCCTACCGCAATTATCTTAATCTGCTGACTTGTCGCAGTTGAGCCAGAAGTCTGAACTGTAATACCTAAGTCAGTAATAAAGCCACCAAATAGATTTACATAGGTTCCAGCAGAATTTTGAACCTCAATAGTTACTGCGTCATTAATTTCAAAAGGGACTTGAGCTTGAGCCGTTTCAATAAGTGTTAAGTTGCAATATCCTGCAACTGGCTGAGAGTAAATATCTGTCCGACCAGAAGTAATAGTTAGTCCGCTAAGCGTTACTCCAGTTACTGTTGATCCATTTACCTTAATTCGATAAACGGGATTCCAAAGGGTCATAGAACTAGCTGGCTTCCCCCGCCACCCGTTCTGGCTTGAGTCTGGTTAAGCGCCAAGATAACTGCTCGGGTAAAGCCTTCTTCATCAATAGCGGATGGAGCATTAACATTGATTACGACATTGCCTTGCTGATTAGCTGCAACTGTGCCAGCGACATTAAACCCAGAAGGAATTGCATTACCGCTTGGCACTAGCGTTGATGGGGCGCTAGGAGTTGAAGCCGATGGGGCGCTTGGAGTAGTGGATGGCTTAGGAGCAGCTGGAATGCTTGGGCTTGGAGCAGTAGCAATCTTTGGAAGTGTTGAACTGCTTGGAGTGCTAGGGGCTGAAAATGATGGCTTAGAAATGGTAGATACATTAGGCAAAAGTGGAACGGCATTGTAAGCGCGGATAAGGACATTTATTGCATCAATGGCAAAATTAACTGCGCTCTTAATTCCATTAACTACCGCGCCAATAACATCTAAAATACCGCCAGCGACTTTACCAATAAATCCAAGTGCTCCACCAAGGTTATTGATTAAGACTGGAACTACAAAGTCTTTAATAAAGTTATAAAGAATAGTTAGAGAATCTTTATTTCTAGCAATTGCATCAGTAACTGGCTTTAGTGCTGCGTCTTTAAACTCAATAAACTTTGGAATAACTGTGTTTATAAAATAATCCAAAAGTCTTTGAAGGGTAGGCAATAAAGCAGCTCCTACTGATTCCTTGGCTTCGTCAAAGCCCACTTTAAGTCTTGCTATTTGACCTTCAAAAGTATTGGCTTGAACTGTAGCTGCTCCACCAAAGGTTTCG